CTCGCACACACACTACTACACGGCTCACCGTGGCAACATATACACTCAAATCTAACGGAAAAATTTGTAACCGTCAAGATATCAATCTCTGAAAAGTGGCACTAGCCACTAACTGAAATCTGAGTGGCTGGGGAAACGTTGGTCAACATAAGAACTGGTTTAACATAAAGTCTACCAGTGGTTTTAAATTGATCACGACCAGTACGTGCCCTGTACTGATCTAACGTCATTTGAGAATTCGCAGTTATGTCTGCTATTTTGGCTTCTGCTACTAAGCCCTCGGCCGGGGCATTCCAGGACCATGTTGACAACGTACCCAACGAGTGCGCCCTGTATGTTCCGAATGTAAAAGTATTCGGTCCGCGGTACATAGTAATCCGCATATCAGGTCCCCCAGAGTAGTAAAAGGAGGCCTTGGTATTGATATAGGATGTTTCGTTGACAAAATGCGAAATCACCCAATCACCAGGTTTATAAGCCGGGACAAACAGCTCATTAAACTGGTAAGGAACCAATGTTTCTTGATTGCACGAATAAGGTGTGCACGTCGGATTCAATTGGCCCAAAGGAATGCTACCATCCATACTAAGGGCATTCTGTGTGATCGGCATGTGTGACAGGGCAAAGGGTGTGCCCCCGGAAGCAGTGGTGTCCAGTAACCACTTCACACGCACAGATCCGGCGTACCCCAAGAAAACCGTCCCAAAATAATGGAACCAATTACCTGAATTGATACCAGAACCGGACAGAGCGAAAATCGCACCCGGCCCGGCTGAGTGACCAAAGGATTGGGTGGTGGTCGTCGTCTGATATGTAGCACGCACGATACTAGGCTTCTGCATCAGCGCGCGATATGAATCAATCTTCTCCCCCATAAGATTCTGCACAATGGGGTACTGGCCAGTTGAGGGGACTAACTCGAAAGAAGTCAAGCTCTGACCACCTGACCCAATTTTGGCCGACTGAAAAGACGCTTCAATCTCAATGTTCTCACCCCAAATCTTCGGAACCCCTTCAATCAATGCTGTCTCGGTCGCCAAACCAAACTCCATGTTCTCAGCTGCCGCCTGGAACACCAAAACTTGGATCGTCTGTCCACACACCGAACCAGTAATAGGGGTAATGGCCCTAACTCGCAAATAACCATTCAACGTCGTGTAATCAATGGTATCCAACGAGCTATCCAACGCATAAAAATCTGTAAATGCCATAGGATTATCATTATTGTAACCAACACGAATATGATAGGGTTTAGCCGCCCCAATGTCCATAATGGTATTCAAACTAATGTTCGTCAGGTCATTGGGTTCGGCCCCACTAGGGGGTACAGGTTGCCAAATGACCTGCAAAGAGCCACCGTGAGCTGATGAGACAACCGGATAAAAAATGTAATCTAAATCCCCTCGCCAGAAAACAAATTTCCCAGCTGTATAACCAGCAGTCGTGGGTTCAAAACTTGTCGCATCCGAGCTGAACGTACCAAAACAGGGTGTCACACCAAAGACTTGATCTTGGTACGTTTGGTTACCAACAACATAATTCAAAGCTCCAACATAAGTATAACGGCTATGAATAAAAGCCAAACTGGCTTCGTCAACCGCTGTAAAAGACCCACTAATGGATGGGTCTATACTCAACATATTGGCAGAGAAAAGGGCTGAAACACAAGAATTATCGCCACCATCACAGTTAACCATATTATTACCAGCCTTAGCAACCACTTCTGTTGATGTTTCTATCACTGAATCTCTTGTAAATCCCAACCACTTTGCAATCCCCCCGGCAACCCCCAAAACACCAGAGGCAGCAGCCAAAGCTGGCCCTATGTATGGAAAGCCAGCCCCCATTGCAGCAACACCACTTGCTCCAGCGAGCGCCTCCGAGGGTTTCATTCCAATCGCAGCAACACTTGCCCTATTAACAGACTCTTGTAAAGTCTCGTCCTTCGGGTTTCTGGCTAAGTTAAAGTTGCTACCAGAAGGGGCTTCTCTCGTCGGCGCCATAGACGCAGGGAGACGACCACTTCTCCCACCCCGACCCGACTCAAACTTAGCGCCAGAAAGCTCAAAATCAGGCCCCGGCCTCACAAACAGAGACATTTGAGCTGCAATACACCCACTTGGAACAGCAGTCAAAATTGGGGAAAGATTCCTCACTGTAACCAACCACGAACCAGCAAAAAGTTGATCCTGGAGATTGCCCCAGTTACTTGAGACACACCAGGGCATAGTGATCTCAAAGGAGGTTGAATTGGACAAATCAACCAAAGCATGCAACGGGGTAATGCAATAAGAGGCTGGAATGGCAGTGGTCAAAGTAGTCTGATAAGTAGGAACACAAGTAACAACCACTAAACCAGCAGCCAAAGGTGGCACTTGGACCACACCATGCAAAACAATGCTTCCACGAATAAACTGGAAATTCTTAAGCTTATCAGTAACAAAAGAATTACCAGCCCAATATACCCACGGATGAAAAGTAAAAGGTGTTGTCGTTGTGAGGTCCGTAAGGCTAGCAATGTGAACATCACGAAGAAGAGAATCTGCAAACTTGGTATCGGCCATCTGTTGATGTAACTGCTGATTCCCAACAGTCCCCGCCAATAAAGGTTGTCGTAATGAAATGATGTTACCTGAGGCATGGCTCAGATCACCATTCTCTGCCGTACCCGAAACAATGGCTCCATAAGTGTTTTGGGTAGGAATTGCCTGACTAGGAGAAGACTGAGGCAGATTTATAGTGGCAGAGGTTGCCACTGAAGAAGAAGAAGCGTCGCCCACGGCTGACGTATGAGGTATAGAAGAAGACATTTTTGATTGTAAAATCGTCTCATCTTGAAAAATCCCCGGGGGTGTAGATAAGACCACCCACGGCGAGAATACTTTGTTTTGCCACATGGACTCATAAAAAGCAGCTGACTCTAGCTGTAAATAACGTGAGTCCCATAATGACAAATCATCGGCCCACTGCCGAAACCGCCCCCGCCAAAGTTCAAAATCGGGGTCGGCATTTAAGAAGATCTCTCTTAGAGCTTCCTCAAGCACAATTGCTGCTTGTTCTTTTCGTGACAAAGCTGTTGGTCGTGAAATCATCAACATCCGTAAAATAGATTTCATGTCTAACCCACACCGGACATAACCATCCACCAAACGGAATCGCCGCTTAAGAAAATCCACTTCCCAGAATGAGCGATAAATTGGGCGCTCCAACTTCCTAGCATCCGTCACCTGCATCCCAAAGAGGAGGAAATTGGAAAAAAGGAGGACTAGATCAACCCGCTCACGCATAAACAGGAGAAAATCATCACCATACGTGACAAGCACCACAAAATCTCGATACGGATACACAATTTCCGAGCGCGCCACATACTCTTGAATGCTTATCCGATAGCCACACAAGTGGTAAAACGCGGCTCTTTGGGCTAGGCTGTTCGCTATGGCATTATTCTCCACCGTCTTCTGAGAGCCTGATGGATTAACCGCACCAATCTGAAACAAATCACCTTGTATTGAG